TTAAAAAAGGAACATCAAGTGCTGAAAAAGTTACACTATCATTTTATGTGAAAGGTAATGCGAGTGCCACATATTCACTAGAACTTAATGATGGTTCAAGACGAATAGGACAAACATTTTCTGTCACAACATCATGGAATAGAGTAGTTTTAACATTTGATGGTGATACTTCTGGAGCTATTGATGATGATAATACTGTTGGTCTTTATGTAAATTTTTGGCTTCATGCAGGTACAACATTTACTGGAGGTACACATGGCACTTCTTGGGCAACTCTTGCAGATAATGAAAGAGCAGGTAATTCCACATCAATATTTGACAGCACAGATAGAACACTTGAGATTACTGGCTTACAAATGGAAGTAGGCTCACAAGCCACACCCTTTGAGCATAGATCATTTGGGGAAGAACTAGATTTGTGTCATAGATATTATGAAATAACAGGCTGGTCATATGTTTTAGGTGGTAGATATAATCAAGATACTGGAGTGCCTACTGCTACTTGGTTTTACAAAAAGGACATGAGAGCCAACCCCACAATAAGCAATACAGGAACATGGACTTCAGGTGGAGGTTGGGGAGGAGCTCCATTACCAATAGCTATTTCAGACAGTCATGTATCAGTGTATTCAACCACACATATTAGTGCTAGTAATAATATATGGTTTAATGGTGGTAGTTTGATACAGGACGCAGAGTTATAGGAAAAGTTATGAATATTACATCAGCACAATATAAAAGAAATATGGAAAATACTGCTAATGCTCTTATTGAAGCAACAGTAGATGGTGAAACAATGTATATACCACTAGACCCTAAAAACAGACACTACGCAGAAATATTAAAACAAGTTGAAGAAGGCACACTTAAAATAGAGGATGCTGATTAATGTTGGGTCACTCTGCTATTGCTGAAGTTGCTATTTCTGATTTAGGAGGAGCAATAGTTGGGGGTGCTTCAGATATAAGTGCAATAGGATCAACTGTATTTGTTGGCTCTGGTACTTTAGCTGGTGTTGCAAATATAAGTGCAATATTTACACAAACTACAGAGGTAAATACTAAATCAAGTGGGGTGCTTGATATAATTTTTAATTTTACACAAACAACAGCAGATATAAAATTAGTTAATCTTGCAGTAGCAGAGCTTGATAGTAATTTTACAAAAACTATATTAGCTGGTGTTACTTTTTCAGGCACAGCAACTAAAAACTTAAATTTTACAAAAACAGCATTAGGAGATATACTATTTGAAGAAGTAGTAACGAATGCAAATATAGAGACATATACTGAAATAACACCATCGGGTACAGAGACATATACTGAAATAACACCATCGGGTACAGAAACTTGGACAGAAATACAGTGAGGTAAACAATGGCAAGTGAATACACAGATAATACTGGAATAGAACTAATAGGGTCTGGTGAACAATCAGGTACTTGGGGTAATACGACTAATAATAATTTCAAGATTATAGATAGAGCTTTAAACGGAGTTCTTAGTTTAACTATAACTGGAAATACACTAGTTACAACAAGTGATGGTTCTTTATCTAACGGACAATTTAAAATATTACTTTTAACAGGTACTCCTAGTGGTGCTTTTAATTTACATTTAGATCCTAATAACCAACAAAAATGGTTTTTTATAAAAAATACTACTGGACAAACGGCTAAAGTTAGACAAGGTCCAGCCGACGCAGATGCATCAGATGGAAGTGGAACTACTGTTTCTATTGTTACTGGAACTTCTGCTATAGTTTTTGCAGATGGAACTGGTTCAAATTCTAATGTCAGCACAATACCAACAGATTTAGTAGCAGATACAACTCCTCAACTTGGAGGTGATCTAGATACAAATGGTAATGCAATATTATTTGGATCTAGTAAGTGGGCAATATCATTAGATACTGGTGATAATGAATTATTATTTAAATATAACGGAACAACCGTATTTAAATTAGGATCTAATGGTGCAGTAACATCAGCTAATAATGTAACAGCGTTTGGAACAAGTTTATAATGGCAGCATTGCAAGCATCTGGTAATCCAATATCTCTTCAAGATATTGAAGAACATTATAATCCTGGATCAAACTTACCCAGCAGAGGATTAAGTGAATTTTATCTTGGAGGTTCATTAGTTCGTGCTAAAGCTGGTAATAACTCTGCTGTAAATCTGTCGGCTGGTGTACCTGCTTCTGGTAATCCAATATCTTTGAATGATTTTTATGGTAAAGAAAGAGCTTTTAAAAAAACATTTAGTGATGGAGATACAAATCAAAGTGCAGATACTATTTTTGGTGATGACTTTGAAGTAGATTATCCAAAACAACTTGTAATAGGTTCAGGACATACTATTGGTTCAACTAATCCATCTAATGCTGCTTTAACAATAGAAACTAATGGTGTTGGTTTAATAACTGTTACTAACGAGGGTAGTATCGAGGGTGCTGGTGGAGCAGCAAATGGTGGAAATGGTGGAAACGCATTACAAGTAGATGGTAGTGTCGCTGTTACTTTAATAAACAATGGAACAATTAAATCTGGTGGAGGAGGTGGAGGTAACGGTGGTGCAGGTGGTGCAGGAAGTCTTTCCGAAACAGCAACAGCTTCTAGCGTAACAGATAAAACAGGTAATAAACCTAGTTTTGTTCCATACACAGTAGATACTTATTTTGCAGATAGATTTTGGACAGGAATAGGGTCTGGTCAATTTGGTTTAAATACTGGTGGTGGATCTCTTTCATCTAATATATCAGACAAGGGTCCTGTCTGGTATAGCTTTCAAGTAAATAAACAAGCAACTTATAGTATATCAGCTTCTATAAATGACCCATTTCCAGAAGATGGTCAAACAGGTCATCGTGGTCAACCAAGAGTAGATATTAGCACAGCAGAAAATACTGCAAGCCAAGGACAAGGTGGAGCTCTTTATGGTAGTGGTTTATCATGGTCAACTACTGCAAACTTAGCTGCAAGTACAACATATTATTGGTGTAATTATACTGTTGGTCCATATGGTGCTTCTTCACCAACAGGTAATTTTTATTATAATACAATGTCCTCTTCAATAAGTTTGGCTGTAAATACTCCAACTACTGGTGGAACTGCTGGGGCAGGAGGTGTAGGTCAAGGATATAATCAAGCCGTTGGTAATGGAACTAGTGGTAGTTCAGGTGGTAGTAATGCAGGTGGTGGTGGTAATGGAGGTTCTGGTGGTGCTTTTGGTGTAGACGGAACTTCTGGTAGTGCTGGAGGTAATGGTTCAGGAACTACAATATCTTATCCTTCATCAGCTCCATCAAGTGGTGCAAGTGGAACTGCTGGAGGTAGTGCTGGTAAATCAATACAAGGTGTTAGTAATGTAACAGAAAGTGGTAGTGGAACTAAAACTGGAGGTACAGCATAATGCCAATGAAAGCTATAAAATTCAAACCAGGAGTTGTTTCTGATATAACATCATATAGTAACGAAGGTGGCTTTGTTGATGGAGATAAAGTACGTTTTAGATTTGGTTTTCCAGAAAAATTTGGTGGTTGGGAAAAATATAGTTCGAATACATATTTAGGTAGTGCAAGAAGATTACATAATTGGGTAGCACTTGATGGTTCTGATTTTATGGGTCTTGGTACACATTTAAAATATTATATAGAAGAAGGACAAGCGTTTAATGATATAACACCTTTAAGAGGTGATCCAGTTACGACTGGAGTAACTTTTACAACAAACACAACTTCTGGAACAGAATCTGAAGTAATAGTAAATTCTGATGTTCATGGAGCAAACTTAAACGATTTTGTTACAATATCTAATGCATCTGGAACCACTGCTGGTATTAGTGCAGATACAATGAATGCAGAACATCAAATAATAGAAATTATCAATTCTAATTCTTTTAAAATAGATGTTGGATCTAATGCCACTGCTGCAGTTACAAATAATGCTTTTAAAAGTTCAGGTAGTGTTACTCTAAATTTCCAAATAAACGTAGGACTTGATAATACAGTTGGTGGAACTGGTTGGGGTGCAGGTCAATGGAATGGTACAACAGATGGTGCAGTAAATACAACTTTAGATGGAGCTATTAATAATTCTACAACAACAGTAGCTGTAGTAAGTTCTAATCCAACACATCAAATAGTAGTAAACGATATTATATTAATAGATGATGAACTAATGTTAGTTACTAATGTTGCAACTAATAATTTAACAGTTGTGAGAGCTTACGCTGGAAGTGGAGCAAGCACTAATGTAAATACTGCAGGTCATGGAGGGGGAAATGCAGTAACTGATGCAGTTGCTCATTCAAATGGCGTTGCTGTTTTTCTTGTAGGAAATTCAGCTGACGGCATTGCAGGAAATGCACTTGTTGATGGTAAAAATCTTAATGATTTTATTGGTTGGGGCAATGCAGCAAGTGTTACTATTCCTGGGGCACAAATTAGATTATGGTCACACGATAATTTTGGTGAGGATTTAATTATAAATGCAAGAGACGGTGGTATATTTTATTGGGATAAAACAAATGGTTTAGGTAATAGAGCAAGAGAACTTAGCGATACTTCTACATTTAGTGGTGAAACAAGTGTTCCTCAAGTAGCTAAACAAGTTCTTGTTTCTGACCAAGATCGACATGTGATTTGTTTTGGATGCGATGGATTAGGAGCTACGCCTACAACGGATCGAGGAGACGGTGTTCAAGATCCTTTATTAATACGTTTTTCTTCACAAGAAAACCCAGTTGACTTTTTTCCTACTGCTACAAATACTGCAGGGGATTTAAGACTAGGGGGTGGATCTACTTTTGTACAGGCTGTAGAAACAAAACAACAAATATTAGTATTTACAAATAAGACGCTACACGCCATGAAGTTTATAGGTCCACCATTTACTTTCGGCTTGCAAGAATTATCTAAAAATATAACTATTATGAGTCCATTTTCTGCTATAGCAGTTGAGGATGCAGTGTTTTGGATGGGTGTTGATACATTTTATGCCTACTCTGGTGGACAAACAGTTCAGCTACCTTGTACAGTAAAAGATAAAATATTTTTAGATTTTAATTT